CTGACGCTCAGAGCGTAGAATTATCATTCACAGTGGTGGGAACACCAACCGAGAACTTCTCTTAACAACTAACAATCGGGAGACAAAATGAAGTTACCAATAACAATTGAATATAACGACGGCGTGCAGGCTACTTATACGGCTGCACCGCCTGAGTGGGTTAAATGGGAAAAGCACACAGGCAACACCATTTCAAATGCCCAGGACAAAATCGGCATTGCTGATTTGGTTTTTCTTGCTTATCACGCCATGAAGCGTGAGTCAGCGGGCAAGCCAATCAAGCCAATTGACGTTTGGACTGAGACAATTGCTGAAGTGATAGTCGGTGAGGCAAACCCAAAAGTTACCCCGTCGGAAGCCTGAGCAGAATTGTTTGGGAAGTAGCCCTGGCAACGGGGCTACACCCAAATGATTTTGAAAGCGCGGAAGACATTTTGACGGTCATTGAAATTTTGGAGAGGCGGGCAAATGGCAAGTGACGCAATCAGTTATGACAAAGCCGAATTGAACGCGATCAAACGCTCATTCAAAGCAATGGACGAAGAAGGCATAGACCAGGCGAAAAAGATCAGCAATGAATTGGCAACCTATGTTCAGGGCAAAGTCATTGAAGCCGCTGGACGTACCCGCAATTTGTTAGATGACCGCGTGGCAGCTGGTTCGCGTGTTTCCAAATCTTCAAAAATTGGTGAAATGTCATTTGGTTTTGCTAGTCAAAAATTAAGCGGTGGCGGCACAACGCAACAGTTGTGGGGCGGTGCTGAATTCGGTTCAAATAAGTTTAAGCAATTTCCAGTTTGGTCAGGTCGTGAAGGTCGCGGTTCAAAGGGTTGGTTTATTTATCCGATATTGCGCAGAGAACAACCTGAAATCGTCAAGCGTTGGGAATCTGGATTTTCTGACATAGTGAAGAAGTACGACTGACATGGCAGCGGGTTCACGCACACTTAAACTGACGATTCTTGGCGACGTTGACAATTTAACGAAATCGCTCAAAACGGCTGAGACTGACACAAGCACATTTGGCAGCAAGGTTGAAGACGTTGGAAAAAAAGTCGGCGTGGCATTTGCTGCCGCTGCCGCTGCCGCTGGTGCGTACGCAATCAAAATGGGTGTTGACGGCGTTCAAGCCGCGATTGAAGATGAAAAAGCGCAAACACAATTAGCAATTGCAATCAAGTCTGCAACCAGCGCAACCGACGAGAACATCAAATCAATTGAAGCGCAGATAACGCAAACCGCGTTGGCAACTGGTGTTGCTGACGATCAATTGCGCCCAGCATTGGGACGTTTGGTTTTGTCTACCAATGACACGCAAAAGGCAACTGATTTGCTCAACCTTGCGTTGGACGTAAGCGCGGCAACAGGCAAACCGTTGGAAACAGTCACCAACGCATTGGGCAAGGCGTACGACGGCAACACCGCTGCATTGGGCAAATTGGGCATTGGCTACGGCGCAGCAGAATTAAAGGGTAAAGATTTCAGTGCCGTTGCAGCTGAATTAAATGCACAATTTGGCGGTTCAGCGTTAACCGCTGCCGAAACTTACCAGGGGCAAATTGACCGTTTGAAAGTTTCATTTGGCGAAACACAGGAAACATTGGGAACGGCATTGCTGCCGATTCTTCAAAATGTCATCACGTTTTTGAATGACACGGCAATGCCAATTTTCATGCAGGTTGTTGGCGCGTTTTCTGACGAAGATTCAGGATTAAATGGCGTCATCACGCGGGTTGTGACAACCTTGAAAAACGTTGCTGAACCAATTTGGGAAGGTTTGGTCAAGGCGTTTAATTTCATCACAGACGCCATTGCTGCCAGCAAAGATGAATTTGAATCGTTTGCTGGTGTTGTTGAAGCAATTGCACCAATTTTGGGCGACGTTTTAGGCGGTGTCATCACCGTGATTGGAAAAATTGCAGGCACAGTGATCACAATTATTGGCAAAGTATTGGGTGCAATTGCACCAGTTTTGAACACTGCCATTGACGGAATCAATTTAGTCATCAAGGGTTTGAACCTGGTCAATCCAGGCAAAGACATTCCACTGTTGACAAAGATTGGTGAAGGCAACGTCAAAAACAACGGCGGTTTCAGCGGTACAACCCCAGGGGGTCAATCATTTGCTGGCACGTTAAGCGTTCCAAAAATTCCAGGGGTTACAACAAAGACTTCAAGCGGTTTGACGGTAACAACGCCGACGGGTGGCGGGGGTACTGGTGGGGGTGGCACTGGTGGCGGTGGCGTTCAGACCGCGTCAAAGGTTGCTGCAAAAGCAGCTGAAACGTTCACGACGGGTGCGTTGACCCCTTACATTGGCGCAGGATTCAGCATGGCGCAGGCGTTGCAAAATAGCCAGCCAACAATCAACCTGACGGTAAACGGTGCAATTGATTCTGAAGGCACTGCCCGCACAATCGTTGAAACCTTAAATGACTCCTACTATCGCGGCACGGGTGGTGCTGGAAGCCTGCAAATCGCATGAGTAACTGGTCGCCCGTTTGGAAAGTTGAAATTGACGGCGTTGAATACACAACGGCGGTTTTGGCAAATCTTTCGATCACTAGCGGTCGCACAAACATTTATGAGCAAGCGCAGGCAGGTTATGTCAACATTCAGTTGATTGACGTGAATCAAACCGCAATCCCCGTTTCAATCAATTCAAGCATTTCAGTGCAAGTCAAAGATTCAGCCGCGGCGTTTGTCCCGCTATTTGGTGGCAATGTTGTGGACATTGGTTTGGAAGTGCGTGACGTAGGTTCAACCATGTTCACGCAAACTTATTCAATAACTGCCCTGGGTGCGCTGGCACGTTTGCCAAAAGTCTTGACCGACGGCGTATTGCCGAAAGAATTTGACGGCGACCAAATCTATGACATTTTGAGTGAAGTGTTATTTGGTCAATGGCAACAGGTTGCGGGTGCGTTGACATGGGCAACCTACCCAGCAACAACGACATGGGCGACGGCTGAAAACAACGGATTGGGCGAAATTGACCGCCCTGGCAATTATGAATTGGCGGCACGATCTTCAGAGCGCACCGACGTTTATTCACTGGTTTCAGCATTGGCAACGTCAGGGCTGGGGTACATTTATGAGGACGCTTACGGGCGCATTGGTTATGCCGATTCAACCCACCGCGTGAATTATTTAGCTGCAAACGGTTATGTTGAAATTGACGCCAACCACGCCCGTGCTAAGGGACTCAAAATTGCAACCCGCGCAGGTGACGTGCGAAATTCGGTAACGATCAAATACGGGGCGACAAGTAGCAGTGAAGAATCTGCCAGCGACGCAGCCTCAATTGCGACGTTTGGCACATTGGCGCAGATCATCACAACCACACTGCACAACAGTGCCGACGCCACGGCGCAAGCGGCGTTTTATTTAGACCTACGCGCTCAACCTGAACCCATTTTCAGCGCAATTACATTTGACCTGACAAATCCTGAAATTGACGACACGGACCGCGACGACCTATTGAACGTGTTTATGGGTCAACCAATGTCAATCGTCAATTTGCCCTTGAACATGGCGTCAGGCACATTTTTGGGATTTGTTGAAGGCTGGTCATTTTCAGCCAGTTACAACCAACTATCATTGACCGTTTCACTTTCACCGCTTGCTTACTCATTGCAGGCAATGCGTTGGAATGACGTGCCAGTGACGGAAAAATGGAACACCGTGTCGCCGACATTGACGTGGGAATCTGCCACAATAGTGGCGTAGAAAAGGAGAAAACATGACAAACCCTACAAGTGCGTTTGGCTGGGTTATGCCCACCGCGACTGACCTGGTCACTGATCTGCCAGCAGATTTTGAAGTTTTTGGTCAAGCCGTTGACACTTCATTGGCTGATCTTAAAGGCGGCACGTCTGGGCAAATCCTTTCAAAAGCGTCAAACACTGACATGGATTTCACATGGGTCACAAATGACGTTGGTGACATCACTGCGGTCACGGCTGGCACAGGTCTATCAGGTGGCGGCACTAGCGGTGCAGTGACAGTTTCAATTGCTTCATCACAATCTGATCTAATCATCAAAGGTTTTGAGGAGGACGTCAACGTCGTCGCCTCAGCTGCAACGGGAACAATTAATTTTGACGTGTCAACCGCGTCGGTTTGGTATTACACAACAAACGCAACTGCAAATCACACATTAAATTTTCGCTATTCAAGCGGGGCAACACTCAGTTCAGTGTTAGCAGTGGGCGACGCGATCACTTTAGTTTGGCTTAACACCAACGGTGCAACGGCTTATTATCCAAACGTGATTCAAATTGACGGAAGCACCGTTACGCCAAAAGTACCCGCAGCAATCACGGGAGGAAATGCAAGCGCGATTGATTCATATGTGTTCACAATCATCAAGACAGCGGCAACGCCTACATACACAGTTCTTGAAACACAGACGAAGTTCGCATAATGCCACTTTTATCAACTTTAGCCAATGCGTCAGGATACGGTTATAGATCACGTGCGGGTGCTTCTGCCAACTTTGTTGTTATTGGTACTGGCTCAACAGGTGGCGCGTTAAGTTCAACAGATGGCATAAATTGGACAAGTCAAACAATGCCGTCCTCACAAAGTTGGGGTTGGGCTTCATACACGAACGGCATTTTTATTACGACCGCTTTTAATACTGCCAACGCTGCAAGTTCAACAGACGGAAAGACGTGGACTGCTCGCACTTTGCCCTCTAGCGAAGGTTGGCAAAGAAACGCGGGAGGCGGTGGAAATTTTGTGCAATTGAACGGTTTTGCAAGTGACAAAGCTGCAAGTTCA